ATGTGCTGCTGATCTAATTGCAACTGTAGTTGTATCAGTATCAGCAGAAAAGAATAAGGTTGGAACTTTGGTTTTAATTGCATAGATCAAAGCGAACATAGATTTACCAGCATTTGGTTGCGCTGCAACCATACAGACCTGTCCCCTACGGAACTTGATCTGCTTGGCTGCTAGTGAGCGCCACGCATCGGGAAGAGGCACAGCTTTTGACTGCGTACCTTTCCACGCTCGCTGCAAATCAAGCAAATTTACCCTCCAACGACTTAAACTTTATCCCTGTTTTCTTACGGATCATACTTCGTTCATACTCTGTAGCCCCACCCCAGATACCAAAGGATTCGTGCTTTACTCCCCAGTATAAGCAATCTTTCTGGAACGGACAGTTACCACATACTTTTTTAACAGTTGCCAATTGTCTAAATCCGTACTTGGTTGTCGCACCAACTGTTTGATCTGCGTAGAAAACATCCGTACCCATTTCTCTACAGGGTGGGTTTTCAAATTCCCAAGGTGGCAACATAATTACCCCGACTACAGGTAAATGTTTTTACATTTGTCCGTTGACTCTTTAGGAGCCGCGCACATATAACCTCTCCAAGGTCCCTTGTTTCCCATACCTTCACGATAAGTCATACCTCCGTGACGGCAATCTGGTGCATTAGCAGCAGCACTAGCAGAAGCTGCTGATGGTGCAGATGCTGGTGCTGAAGGTGTTATTGATGATGCTGGTCTAAGTGATGCCACTCCACGTAATGATTGTGATGTTGACATAATTAGAGTAGCAAGATCTTGAATGGTAGTTAGATGTTGTTCAAGCTCTGCTTGATTAGCAGCATAGATATTTATCATATCTCCATCTTTTTCCCACTTAAAGTTAATCTGTAACTTTGTGCTTGGATCACTCGCCATCTAAATCAGTTCCTCCCGTTTGTTTAACCGACTTGACTTCAAGCCGGAGACTTTCTTTACCTGTCTTTGTTGGTAGAAAACCAAGTAACTTTTCTACTTCATCAGAATCCACTGTACGCCTTCCGGCGATTGGTGTCCAGATAACTTGGATACCATCATCTGTAACTCCAGTGTGGCCTTCTAGCAGAACCTTAATCTCATCCTTGATCTTCGTCAACTCTTTTATTTTCTGATCTGTATCAAGGTATTGAACTGCTGCATTACTCGCACTATACTCAGCTAGACGCACCATAGGTGCTTCATCTTTTTTTATACCGGTACAACCAACCTCACCAGATTCATCATAAAACTTACAGTAGAACCGGCAGTAGGAAACTGCATCCTTCTCTGGTTCTGGGACTGTATCTGTTGCTTTGATTTCCTCTAACCAGGCAAGTGCTTCTAGCGCGATTGATTCGTTATATGGTTCTGAGTGCATAATTACATCGCGCTCATCACCATCACGGGAGATAGCCACCAGTGCTACTGTGTCAACAGGATTACCTGCACCGTGTTTCATCAGGTATCCGTATGTCTGGACTTGCCAGATCTGTTGCTTGCTTGGGAAGTATCCTAGTGTCTTGGACTTTACTGTCTTCCAATCCACAATCATCTTTTCTTCAGGTATGTAGCAGTCAACGTGTGCTTTCATACCATTGAAAGCTACCTCAGTTTCAAGCCAGAACTTTATACCCTGTGGATCTGCCTTGCTTAAAGCTGCTTCTATCTCAGTATGAATAGCAGTACCCATAATCGCTGCGAGTTTAAGGTCATTGGTGTTAGTTTCAGGTTGTGAATTTAACCGGTAGAATACTTTTCTACGGCACGAACCTAACTCCGATGGACCGATCTCTGGTTGTAGTGATCTGGCGCGACCGGAATCTTTGTTCCGTAGCGCCGTGATTAGTTCATCTATTACATTCATTGTTCCTCCTAAGAGCGAGTGTACTCCCACCGGAGAAGTAATCCAAAGATTGTGTGTCACCCTCGGCGTGTCGCTTCGGAGAATGTGTGTACAATACGAGCCATAGGCGAGTTACAGTACAGGGGTGGCTTGAGGCCACCCATACGGTACCGTCTAGAATGGCCTAAATCGCCCTGCTTTAAGGCGTGTCGGGCTGTTTTTTCTACGAGGTAGGGTGATTGTGTGGGTAAGGACATTTGGGAGGCTCACCTCCCTGATAAACGGGGCATTGATCTCCGAGGTACTCCTACTCATAAATGCGTATGTGGTAATGGACTTTTTGTAATGATCGGTGCTTTCGAGGATAGTGAATTAGCCTTCTACTTCCTTGATGCCGAGTGCCTTAACTGTGGGAATCTGGTGACTCTACCTACTCCAGTGGACTATGACCAGGACTCACTAATTTAAGGCATAAAAAAAGAGGGCCGCCCCTTACGGGAACGGCCCTTTGCCTCGCAGTAAAACTTAGGCTTTAACTGTTTTCTTTGGTGAAGCTCCAGCTACACCTGATGCAATAATACTTGACAAGATTGAACGATAGTCAAGGTCAAACCCTGTTGCTTGCCAGGTCACGAGAAATCCTGTCAATGCAAACATAACCTGCTTCTGATTGATCTTCATATTAGCCTTCCTTTTTAGGTAAAGGTTTTACCTTAGCCTTTACTTTATTTACTACCTTCGCCTTACCAAGCCAAGGAAACCAAGGAGAAGTATCTGCACCGAAGGTATCTTTGATTGATATGTGAAGGTGATGCGGATGTGCGTAACCGTCAAAGTCACGATCACCCTTTTCCTTGGACCAGATGCGACCTTGGAAAATCAAGTACTTGACCCTTGGGTCACTCTGTAATTCTACAAATGCTTGCTTGCAATCAATACCATTTACTGCATCGTGAGTTAGATCGCAGGCAAAACCTGAATTATGATCTGAGTTAGGATTTTTGGATAAATGGGCCTTGCTTGGCAGCAAACCATCTGATGCCTTCTTGCGCTTTGGTTTCAATGCTGTCGCTTGACGAAGTACAGCTATCGCTGCTGGTTGTGCTGCTCTTGCTAGTGGTATCATTTTTTCTCCAGTAGTAATCGGTAGATGTCATCAACTCTGTTCTCTAATCTTTCTAATCTGGCTGTGTTTTTTGTAACGGAGTCCTTCATACTTGACCCGCCATTGGGACGAAGTTCCATTAGGAAAGATTTTACCATCCATCGGATTCCCATACTTACGGTAGCCAGTACACCTAAAAGTCCAGATACAAACATTACCCAGTCAGTAGCGCTCATCAGACTGTTCTAACTGTTACTAATAAAATACCGCCAAATCCACTAAATCTTTTATCCGTTGGAGTTTTATTCATAAAGTCCATCTCTTCAATCAATCCGATGTAAACTTCTCCGGTACGGAAATCCTCAACTCTTACTGTATTGCCTTGGCTTTCCAAGGTCTCTATGTCGTACAGTCTGTCGTAGGCTCTTCCGTCATAACCAACCTCATTACCAAAGGCATCTGATTCGTGGTCATAACAGGCTAAAGGGTATTGAATTAAGCGCTGGCGTGGTACGCCAGGTAATGATTTAAGTTGATAGCCAGTAAGTAAAGGTCCTAGTAAGGTGTTAGTGCTTGATCTACTTATCGTAAACTTAAAGCCTAGATACTGTTGACCACCGGCAGGGTATGGAATACCTATCTCGCTTACACCAGATCCCTGTGCAAAGGAACCAATATTGTATTCAACACCAGCACTATCAACGGAGTTGATCTGAAAAGCACCATTTGTATTATCAATCTTAGGTAACAGCAACTTGAATATCTTATTTTCTAATGTGTTATATCTGATGTAACCAGTTTGTAAATAGCCACTAGCTACCAATGATGTTGTTGATTCAGCCCAGACATTATTACCTGTAGTAAATGCTATACGATCTGAGTTGCCAAAAAAAGCAATTTGAGTAGCAGCAGCACTAACACCGGTAGCAATCAAGTCCCAAGCATAAGGAAATACTATTGCATTACCAATAACTGTGGATAAATCTATGCGAAGCAACCCTGCTTCGCCATCTACTGTAGTAGTTACATAAGCAAAACGATCAGCAAAAGAAACATCATTACAAGCAGCATCGCTGTAAAGTAATGGACCGTAGGAAATATCGCCATCTGCTGATACCACACCCACTCGCACTCCCTTGCTGGTAGCAAGGACTGCATAGGTTCCAAGGTAAACATCAAAGCCGTTGATTCGTTCACCTGCTGGTAGATCTACAGTAACTGTAGGTGTTCTAAGGGTTGGAAATCCAAGTGTGTTGGCTACGGCTGTATCTAAAGTAATCTTAAAGATGGAACTTGAGGTTCCATTAGGATCATAT